TCGCGGTTCCGACCACAAACGCCAGTGCTCCACCCATCCGGGCCATTACGGCCACGCCAGCCGGGAACACCAGATTCCAGAGAGCCATTGCGGAGGTGACGGCCTTGATCCCTATCGCCAGCAGGCCGAAGGCGACGGCGGTAGTCTTGACCCATTCCGGCAACCGATTGAACGCCTGCAAGAGCTTCAACGCCTTGTCGATCAGTTGCCCCAACAGGTCGATGACCTTGACCAGCACCGGGGCCAGCGTCTTCTCCAGCTCGCCCGCAAGGCCCATGACCTTGGTCCGCAGTTCCTCGAACGCCGCCGATGGCAGTTCCTTCTTCATCTTCTCCGCCGCGCCTTTGGACTGCGCGGCCATCATTTCAAACGCGACCTTCAGGAATTCGTCAGGTCGGATCTTCGTCATGCTCTGCTGCAATTCCTGACGGGTGACCTTCAGTCGTTTGGCGAGTTCGTCGTTGATGCGGACGCCGATCTGCGCGAAGACCGCCACGTCTTCGCCGCTGAGAAACGATTTGGCGGCGATCTGGCGGAGCTTCTCCGTAATGTGCATGACCTCTTCCATGCCCTTGCCGGCGCGTCTCGATGCGTCCACCAGGATCTGAAGCTTGCCCGCAACGACCGCAGGCGCCTGACCGGCGTTGATCAAGTCCTGGGACGCCTTCAGCAGAAACTGAAACGACACGCCCGCCCGCTTCGCCAAGTCCTGAACCAGGATGAACGCAGAGGCGCCGCCCTCCATGTTCTGCATGCCCATCCGCACGCGGTTCATGTCGTCGCCCATCTTGAGGAGTTGACGCCCCATCTCCAGGAGCCCGAGGCTGCTGATGGCCGAGGCCAGCTTGTCCATCGAGCTTGCCGACTGGTCGATGGTGGTGGTGATGCGCTTGATACCCTTGCTGGTCTGCTCCGCCGATTTCTCCGTGGTGGGGCCGAGGTCCTTGATCTTCTTGTTGACCAGATCGACGGCCTTCTCCGCCTCTGTGCTTTCGAGGTCGATCTGGATGTAGATCTTATTCGGGGCCGGCATGGATCACCGCTTCTGCTTCTTCTTCATTTCCTCGAGGTCATGCTTCGACCGCTCCTCCGCGAGTTGGCGCAGGAGCAGGAACTCCGGGTACGGGATGTCAGCCATCCGGATCGAGACGTGCGCCTGGAGCGCGAAGTCCAGGTCGATCACCACCTGGAGCAGCAGTCCCGCCGGCGACACCATATAGTCGCGGAGCAACTGCTGCGGGCAACCGTCGCATGGCATGGCGGAAGGCCCTGCGTCGGGCTCCACGGTCAGCACCTCCGGACAGTTCTGCGGCATCGGGCAGAGATCCTTCTCCCGCAGGAGCCGATGAAAGATGAAGCGCGGGGAAGGCGATTCCGGCCAATCCCCGCCGATCAAAAAGAGTCGTCATCTGCCCGTGGTCCGTACTCCAGTTCGATCTCCTCGATGACCGCCCGCGCGACCTCGTTCTTGTGCGGCAACGGAATCCCGCTGGGGTAATCGTCGCTGTGCCCGCCGCAGGCGTCGTAGATCCCGGCGGCGACTTGCGAGTTGAAGATGGCGTGCGTCTGGTTGTGCGGGAGGTCGAGCCGCCGCACTGCGGAGCGTTTGTACTGGCTCACCTGATCCGCGTTGGGGATCTTCATGCGGTGCGTCACGGTCCCGGTGAGGACGCGCAACTCCACCTCCGCCTCCACGCCTTCGATGGCGACGGCCTTCACCTGAGACTGCGAGATTACGTCCAAGACCTTGCTGGCTTCCGCCGGCGTCATCTCCGGGGCGCCGTTCAGCTTGATCTTCTGGTAGAGCGCAACGTCCGGTTCGCCCGGTGGCGGCGCCAGCGTTTCGGAGACGCCGCGGCCCAGCGTGCGGACGGTGAACTTCTTCTGGCGCAGATACGCCGCCCACTCCTCGTCGGTCGGGAAGCGGACGGAGATCTCATGCGGAGCGCCCCCGGTGGACTGCAATCTGGCGGGAAAGCAGATCTCTGCTCTGATATCGAACGGCACGTTTAAGCTCCTCTGGTGCTGACCAACCAGGCCAGCGTTAGTAGACCCAACCCGGCGGCGGTCCAATCGACGGGCCGTCCCGCAGGGAATTGCCCTCTCACGGTGCTCACCAAAAAGCAGATGAGGGCCAGAACTACGAAGACGAAAACGAGTTGCGGCATAGCCGCCTCCTTTCCTTACAGGGCCAGAAGGCCGTCTTTGGTGGTGGTCGCCGAGAGCGTGATGTATGGACCGCCACCGGTGGGCTTCAGGCCGACCACGTTGCAATCGACCGTCACGATGCCATCGGCCTCGCCGTTGACCACGGCGGTCAACTGGGCTCGCGCATAGGCGATGGAGAAGGTGTGTTTCTGCGGTCCCGCCCCGATGGTGGCCCCGGTGACGGACACCGTCACGGCGCCTTCGTTGGCGGGCGGAACCGCCATCAGCTTGGTGTACTCCGGGGAGTTCTTGACGGCGCGGGCGACGAAGTGCAGGCCCATCTCGCGCGTGCCGTATTCCATGCGCCCGCGAATGGCGTAACCGTCCTGCGTGCCGCTCCCCGGATAGAGGCCGGATGGCAGGCGCACGTTGTTGTTCCACCGGAAGTCGAGCGAGATGAACGTCGCCGCCAGGACGTAGTCCATGCCGAGGATGTTGATGGTCGCCGATGCGGCGTTGAGGAAGTGCTCCGCCGTCACGGTGGGCCACGGCGTGATACCGGAGGGCGCGACCGTTTTCCCCGTGCCGACGAGGTTCACCGACACCCGGCAGTTGGCGCGTCCCGGCCCGCTCTCCATGTTGAGCGTCCAGTCGTTCACCACCATCCCCACCATTGCGCGGTCGATCACCGCGTCGGGCGGCGTGCGGATCTGCTCCGCGTATGTGAACGGCGGGAGGTCGAGGCAGTGGAGCACCGGGTCGGCGGGAATGGCGGTGTACGTCCAGCCGGTGCCGGCGGCGACCTTGGTGACCTGTCCCGTCGTAAAGGCGAACAGCCACGCCATGAATTCCGAGGAGCAGTACTTCTCGATGGGCGCGGCGGTGTCCATGTTGGTCGGGAAAGTTTGCGACGGGAACTCGTCGCCCTTCCCGATATCGTTGGCGTCCGTCTCGACGTTCGGCGTCACCACGCCCAGCGCGGGGTTGGTTTTGGTGAGGCTCCACAGTTCGGCGACGGGGTTGGCGACGGCGATGTCCGTCTGCGCCTTGAAGGCGAAAGCGATCTTCGTCTCGCGCACATTGGCTGGGCATCCTGCCGCCCCAATCCGAGGGTCGGGGACCGGAAGCACGTCTAAGGGAGTTGTTGCCATTTATGGATCTCCTACTTCAAAGGTTTTGAGCTTGATCAACCAGAGGTCGACGGCCTCTTGATCTGTCTCGCGCCCGCCACTGCTGATTTCCGGACGTTGCAGATCCGGGTGGAACGGACAGTAGTGCCAGCGTTGGCCGTCGCCGGGTTCAGGCACTCCGTTGGTCAGTTGACGGACGAGACTCCACGGAGATTGCCCGCGACTGGCCCGCACGTAGATCTCCGCATAGTGCGCGTTCTGCACGATCCCGCCCTCTGCGGCCTCGAGGGCGAACTCTTTGTAGACCACCAAAACGCTGCCGGGACGTTGGCCGTAGATGGCGGAACTGACGGAATTCTGCGAGGGCTGGATATCGTAATAACCGATAATCGACTCCACGGTCGGCGGCTCAAGCTCCGCCACCAGAGTGGGAATGCTCTGGAGCTTCTCCACCAAGGCGTCCGTGAATTCGAAGATGTCGATCACTGGATTCGCACCCACGCTTTCGCGATCAGCGCCGAATACTCGTTCTTCACGCTCTTCAGGATGTTGACCTGTTCGGGTCCGGAGAGCCCGATCATCTCGTCGTAGCCCTGCGCCTGACGGGCGTGTTGCCGTGCGATGCGCGTGGTGTTCTCAGCGCGGATCACCCCGTTCATCGCCTTCCGGAGCTTGAAGTTTTCGAGCAGCACTCCGGTCAGCTTCTGGTCGCGGATAGGCCGGGGATTGCCGGTCGCCTTCCGCTTGATGAACACGTACCGTTTGCCCAAGGGCTTGGCCTTGTTGCCGTAAGCGTTCAGCCCCTTCGCCCAGCGGTACTGTTGTTGCGCGACCATCTCGTTGCCGATCAGCGTCAGCTTGCCGTTGTCGAGCGCCGGTTTCTTGATGCGCCCCGTGCGCTTGACCTTGATCTTCGCCATCAGAGGCCCTCCGACTCCTCATGCAGGACGAGGTTCGACACCCCGTAGGGATAGGCGTCGACGCGAACCACCGCATATGTGAAGTCGCCGAACAGGACGAGATCGCCCAGCCGCGGCGGCTGCGGG